TTGAGGCATTTTTTACTTATATTGCAATTCAGGCAAGACAAAAAATATATGATAAAGCAATAAATGCTCAATTAAAAACAAATCCACATCCTATGGATAAATATAGAACAAATTGTCCATTAGCTCGTTTAGAATTATTTAGAAGTTTATATAATATTAAAAAGGGAGATAAAATGTATTGGGAGTCTACAGATACTATTTGGTAAATAAGATACTTTAAAAGTTTATAGGTTATAAAATTTTTAATATTTAGAAATATTAAAAATTTTTTTCTAAGTATAATATATATAATGAGTTATTCTCGTAAAAGAAGTAGTCGTCGAACTCGTAGGAATAGAATGGGTGGGACTCGTAGACGTATGGCTAAGGGTCGTAAGTCAAGTCGGGCATTTGGCGTAGGTAAACAAATGCAGCAACAACTGCAGAAACAACTGCAGCAACAAAAGCAGCAACAAAAGCAGCAACAACTACAGCAACAAAAGCAGAAACAAATGCAGCAACAACTGCAGCAACAAAAGCAGCAACAACTGCAGCAACAAAAGCAGCAACAACTGCAGCAACAAAAGCAGCAACAAATGCAGAAACAACTGCAGCAACAAAAGCAGTAAACAAGTCGGTCTTATGTAGAGCATCATCTGCTGTATAAATCAATACAATTTATAATATATTACAAAATATAGTATAAATATTATTTAAAAATGTAGTATCTTATTTTTAATTTATAATTATTTCATATTTTACATTTTAACTTGGGATACCATTTCTGGTTCTTTAGGTATCTCTGGTTCTTTAGGTATCTCTGGTTCTTTAGGTATCTCTGGTTCTTTAGGTATCTCTGGTTCTTTAGGTATCTCTGGTTCTTTAGGTATCTCTGGTTCTTTAGATTTTATATTATCTTCAATAATTAATTTCTCAGATATTTTGTTTAAATTATTTATTTGATTTTGAGAAGTTTCTAATATTTTTTGTTCTAAAATTGCCTCATACATTTTTAATCCATTTACATAATCAATTTCACAAGATAAATATAATTTAATAATTAATGCCCTTGTTTCAACAACTATTTCTTGTAATTTTTCTTCTGTTAAAGTTGGACTAATACGAATTTGTTTTTTACCTGTTTGCGAATCAATTGCATAAACAAAAATTTGATTAATAATTTGTATTAATGCATTTTGATTTTTATTAGCAGTTTGAATCATAGTTTTTAAATTTTTAGCGTAATCACTAAATAGTTTATTACTTAAAGGACCTTTATATTTACGTTCAAATAATGGGTCAGAACCTGTACATTCATCCATTTTATGATAATCTCTTAATTTTATATCACCAAATTTTTTTATTTCTGGAGGCATTGTTGATTTGCCGGTAAATATATTATAAAATATTTGTAAATCACTTTCAAATATTTTTTTTGTTTTTTCTGACATGCCTATAAATTTTCCTGTTTTAAAATCGTAATTATCATCATAATATAACTCTTCTAATTCTGGAATTCCAGGTTCATCGGCAAGTGTTTTAGAGTTACCATCTTCACCAATATTTACATTACAAACATTTGGACTAACTGCCAAATTTCCATCTATATCAACTTCTAATGAATTTTTATTTTTTAAAGCATTAATGCGATTATCGCAAATATTTAATTTATAAATTTCTCTTGGAGTATTTTTAGGAATTTTTCCTTTTTCAAATAATGATGCTCGAATATTATTACCTTCCGTATCTTTATAGACATAAATTGGATTTATTGTTGTTACAATTGCTGCAAAAATATGAGCAATTTTAATATAAAATTTAGAAATAGACATACAAATGCGCCTTTTTTTAACAGAATTTTGAACATCTAAATTACTAATATCATCTTTATTAAAAAATATAACTTTATCTTTCTCTAGTTCATTTACTTCAACCCCATTTTTTATTCTTTGAGCAAGATATGTAATTTCTAAGTCAGTAAAATATATATTAATTATATCAGATGTTAGTACAACTAACTTGTCACAATATTCTTTATCGTATAATTTTCTTAAACTTTTAAAATCCATTGTAAGAATATAATAAGTTGCTATATAATCTAATATTTGAGATATTGATTTTGGAGATAACTTATCATTTTGCTCTTTATTAGATGATGTAGATGCATTAGATCCCGTAAATGCGGTAGATGTACTAGATGATGTAGACGCAGTAGATGTTTGATTTCCCATATAATATATATTTAATATTATTTATTATATCATAATATACAATATTTAAAATTATTATATTAGTTTACATACAATAAATAAAATTGATTTAAATATTTATTTTCTAATTTAATAAAACAATAATGATAATGAATAACGAAAGAAGCAAAAAAAATAAAGATAACAATTTTTTAGAAAAAGCAAAACTTTGGAATGTTTTTGAATCCGAAGTTATAAATCCAGATAAACCAAAAGAACCATTAGAATGTTTATATAGAACTGCGGGAGATAGAGAAAATTGTGAAAGATGTCAATTTGCTTTAGCATATTCTGATGAAGGTTTTCTAACTTGTACAAATAATAAATGTGGCATTATTTATAAGGACATGTTAGATCATTCTCCTGAATGGAGATATTATGGAGCAGATGATAACCAAAGTTCTGATCCTACTAGATGTGGAATGCCAATTAACCCATTTTTAGAAGAATCATCATTTGGATGTAAAGTTTTATGCATTGGTAAAACATCATATGAAATGAGAAAAGTTAAACGATATACAGAATGGCAATCTATGCCATATAAAGAAAAATCACAATATGACGAATTTCAACGTATTACTATTTATGCTAATAACGCCGGAATTTCTAAAAAAATTATAGATGATGCTATTCGATATCATAAAAAAATATGTGAATATGAACAAACATTTAGAGGTGATAATAAAGATGGATTAATCGCAGCTTCTATTTACATATCATGTAGAATTAATAATTATCCTAGAACAGCAAAAGAATTAGCAACAATATTTCATTTAGATGTTACTAGCGCAACTCAAGGTTGTAAAAATGCTCAAACCATTTTAAGCATTCTTGAAAAAGATATGGATAATAAAGATAAAACTGCTTTTTGTAAAACTAAACCAGAAGATTTTATTGAAAGGTATTGTAGCAAACTAAATATTAATGCTGAACTTACAAGATTATGTAAATTTATTGCTATCAAAATTGAACATAAAAATTTAATGCCTGAAAATACTCCCCATTCTATAGCTGCTGGAATTGTTTATTTTATAGCACAATTATGCAAGTTAAATGTTTCTAAACGAGAAGTTAAAGCTATTAGTGAAATATCTGAAGTAACAATTAATAAATGTTATAAAAAACTTGAAAAAATGACAGAAGAATTGGTTCCTAAAATTATTTTAAATAAATATTCTTAACTAATTTGTATACACATTTACTTTTTATATAAAAGTAAATTATTAGTTTAGCAAAATTCGTATTATAAATAATATAAAATACTTCAGATTAATTATGTCAAAGATACCAAAACTTATTTTTATTATTCCTTATAGAAATCGACCTCAACATAAGTTCTTTTTTTCAAATTATTTAAATACTATTATGCAACAAAGTTATTTAAAAGACGATTATGAAGTATATTTTTCACATCAACACGACACTCGACCATTTAATAGAGGAGCTACTAAGAATATTGGATTTTTAACTATGAAGATAAAATATCCGAATGATTATAAAAATATCACCTTTGTTTTTAATGATATTGATACAATTCCTTTTTCTGCAATTTTTGATTATGAAACTGTTCCTGGAATTGTTAAACATTTTTATGGATTTGATTATGCTTTAGGAGGAATTGTATCATTAAATGGGTCTGATTTTGAAGCAATTAATGGATTTCCTAATTTTTGGGGATGGGGAATGGAAGATAATATATTACAAAATAGATGTGACAAAATTGGACTTAAAATAGACAGAAGTCAATTTTACAAAATTGGACATCCCAATATTTTACATTTATTTGATGGAGTTCAAAGAATTATTAATCGGAAAGATCCTTGGAAAAAAAATCATGATGACGGCATTGATGGATTAAGAACTATTCACAAATTACAATATACTATTGATGTTGAATCTAGCAATTTATTAGATAACGTACATGTAATAAATACAAATAATATGTTTCTGATTAATATTACTAATTTTATGACTAAAATCAAATTTGAAGATCAACATTATCATAAATATGATTTAAGAGAACCACCTCATAAAATTACACATCCAGATAACTCTCGCATTGCAATAGATATAGTTGGAAATGATTGGTCAAATATTCCTTTTTATCCAACCGCAGAAAAGAAAAATGAAATGATTAAACAATATGGAGTCGCTGCCGCTGAAGAAATAATTAAATATAGTTATGAAAATTCTAATGATCCTACAAAAGTCATAATTCCACCTCCGCCACATTTACAAACACAAATAAATAATCAAATGCAAAAATACAATATCAATATTAATAAATTTTCTCCTAATTACGCTAGAAGTATTGGAGTTAAACCAAAAGCAACATCATCCGCTAATATTAGATTAGGAGGAGTACAACGTTAAATTTACATATTTGCGTAACCATTATAAACATAATTTATATATTATTTTTATAATGCCTATTAATTGCTTAAACGATATTACAAATGCTTTTTATATTAATTTACAACATAGAACTGATCGTAAAGAATATGTAACAAAAGAATTACAAAAAATTGGAATAACTGCTAATAGATTTAATGCCATACAAATGGAAAATGGTGCTATAGGTTGTAGTATGAGTCATCTTACAATTTTACAAAATGCTCTACAAAATAATTTAGACCACGTTTTAATTATTGAAGATGATATTACATTTTTAAATCCAGAATTATTTAAATCTCAAATAAACAAATTTTTTAAAATACACAATAATAATTGGGATGTTATATTACTTGCTGGAAATAATATACCACCATATGAAAATATAGATGATACTTGCATAAAAGTATCACGTTGTCAAACCACTACAGGTTATTTAGTTAATGGACATTATATAAAAGTATTGCTTCAAAATGTTAAAATGGGATTAACACATTTATTGAATAAACCAAATGAAAAACATAAATTTGCGATAGATATGTTTTGGTTTGTTTTACAACGTTCAAGTAATTGGTATTTAATCACTCCTTTAACCATAGTTCAACGAGAAGATTATAGTGATATTGAAAAAAAACTAACAAATTATAAAGATATGATGCTTGATTTAGATAAAGTTGCATTATTTAAGGCAATAAGAGAAAAAAGAACTAATACATTATTAAAGTAACAAAATTATAAAAAATTGAAATTAAATAAATATTATTTAATATTATTAATTACAACAACATATTATCACAAATCATGTCACAAATCATAAACTATGAAAATGAACAAAAAATAAATTATATAATTGGTAATCTTCCTTCAGACCTAGTTAAAAAAATATATGTAGATTATATTAAACCTGAACTTATATATAAAGAATTAAATATAATTTTAAACTCAACTGAAAGTTGTGAATTATCTGCTGAACCACTAGAACACTTTTTAAGAAAACATGTTTTACCCAATTCTATTGTTACAAAATATTTAATTAAAAATGACGAAATATTTTCAGACATTTACCAAACACATATTATTAATCGTGAACAAACATTTATATTATTTCCTGATTTAGTATCTTCATTAGCAAAGTGTTGGATTATGTATCTTCATCATTAATTTATAGCAACTTTATTTAACTATATCATTATTATTTAAATATAATATTATTTATATTATATGAATGAATTATTTACATTTTTAAGTATTATTATTGTTCCTGTTATTGCTAGTACTTGTTTGTATTTATATAAATCTAAATGTCAACGAGTTACTCTTTGTTATGGTTTAGTTGATGTTGAAAGAGATGTTAGAGGAGAAGAAAAAAGCGATATAGCATTGGATTCAACTAGGACTTCTATTATTGACAACCTTTGATTTTTTAATTAATTTTAAGTTTCTTTAAATTACTTTTATGTATATTTTCTATTGAAACCCACTCGTCTAAAAATAAGTCGCACGTATTATGAACATTCGGCATAAACCATTTTTCTGGATAACACACAATCTTATCTACATTTGTATTTAAATATGCTCCCCACCAACTAAATGTACTATTTGCTATTATATTATGCTGACATAAACTCATCAATAACATTTGTTCCCAATCTTTTAACAATGGATTTGCTCTTTCAAATTTTATTAACGGAAATTCTAATCGCAATTTTTTTATAATATATTCTACATCTTCTATATCTTCATCTTCACAAAAATACAAAATTGATAATTTTGTCTTGCATTTTATTTCAGATAAAATATAAGTTATTGAATTACTATAATACTTTTCATTCAAAATTTGGTAAATATGTGGATATTTTTTGTAATCTCCAAATCTAAAATGCAACGAAATAAATTGATTGTTTGTAAAATTAATATTTGAAATTTCTTTTACAATCTTTTTTTGTAAATCTAATTTAATCATTTTACAAATTGATTCCTTATAGTTATCAAAATATTTTGGACTTTGAAAATAACCAACTAACAAAGTTCCACAACTATTTTCAAAATGTTCAGGTAATTCTTTATAATTAAAACCTTTTTCCTTTATAAATATCAATTGTGGAATTTCATTCATATTTTTTAAAAATGGACTAAGACTTGATAAAAAAGTTTCCCAATAGGTGTATCTTATTGTTACACCATTTGAACCAGTTCCCAATTGTGCATTGTTTAAAAAGAAAAAAGATTTTTCATATTTTAATGCATACGCTATGGTTGTAAAAATTTGAAACAATTGATTACCTAATCCTCCGCATAATTTACACGATATCATTTTATATAATATATTCAAACTTATTTAATATATTATACTTATTATTGTTTATAACAATAATATTTATCATTTTTACATAGTTGTTATTTATAATAAAAAATAACTATTTAAATATAAAAATTATATTTTATAAAATGGCTTTAATTATTGATGTTGAAACTATTGGCTTGCCAAATTGTGCTTCATTACCATTTGGAGAAAATCCACCATATAATCAATTAAATAATTATGAAAGTGCTCGTATGGTTCAAATTAGCATGATGTTGTGTAATGAAAATTTAGAACAAGTTGAAATGTTAGATTTTATAATTAAAACGGATGGATTTAATATTGGAAATTCACATTTTCATGGAATCACAAATGTAATTTCTTCAGAAAGAGGAATATCTTTCTCCGATGTTGCCTTAATTTTGTCAAATAAATTAAAACAAGTATCTCATATTATCGCACATAATGCTAATTTTGATATTTCCATTATTAAAAGTGAATTACATAGACTATCACTAAATTCAATCATTGAAGAAATTAATTCAAAGAAAGTTTTATGTACAATGAATTTAACAAAATCAATTGTCAAGGCAACAAATAAATATAATAAAATTAAATACCCATCTCTATCTGAACTTTATAAATTTGTTTTCAATAAAAACATTGAAAATGCACACAATTCAAATTATGATGTAATTAATTTGCATAGTTCTATCAAACAATTATATAACACAAATGTATTGAAATTTAATTCACAATTTACATATGTTCCTATTCAAATTGTTGAAAATATTCCTCAAATTCAAACAACCTCAATTCCAGTAGTAGAACAACCCGAAAAAAAATGTGCACAAACAACATCAAATTTAAATAATTTAAAAGTTCTTGAACTTAGACAAAAATGCAAAGAATGTGGCATTTGTAAATACATTAAAATGAATAAAAGTGAATTAATAAATGCTTTGGAATTAATTAATGTGACAAGTGAATAAAATTATTTTTAATTTAAAAAGTTTTTGAATATTTTAAATTAAAATTTTATTTAAAAAAAATAAGTTTTTCATATTCTAACATGTAATAACTTATATTTTTGGGTTGTATAATATTATTTATATTTAAATGCTTTCTAGACTCTGTTCTTTATATTGTAAATGAACTTTTGTTTGGAAATGTCTAGATCTATTTCCAAATGTGTATTGGCGACCACATTCACAATTTACTATTTCGCATTGTTTAATCCTTGCGGCTTCTATATTTTTTTCTTTTTGTTCTTTTTTTTGTTGTTCTATTAATTCTTTCTGATAGTCTGATATTTGTTCTGTAAATTGTAAATGAATTTTTGTTTTGAAATGTCTATCTTTATTTACAAAATTGTATTGACCACCACATTCACAATTCAATGTTTCACCTTGTTTTTCTTTTGCCTTTTCCTTTAATATTTCTTTATTTTTTTCTCTCCACTCTTTTTGTGCAATACGAGATTCTTCCTTATGTTCTTCTCTGTATATTTTTGTTTTTTCAGCAAGGGTTTCCTTATTTAATTTTCGGTACTCTTTATGATACTCTGATATTTTTTCTTTATTTTCTTGGGCATATTGTGTTTGGTATTGTATTGTTTGTTCTTTGTTCTCTTCGTAATTATTTTTTGCTTTTTCTAGAATATAATCTTTATTATCTTCATACCAATCGTGTTTATATAATTTTGGTTCTTCTTTACATTTTGCATAAGGTTTATTAGAATTTAATCTAGCATTCAAATATTCTATCC